CCGTGGAATTATTTAAAAATTGAAGTCAAAAATGAAAAATACAAACTTTACGTTGGAGAAAATTATGACAAAAAAATTAAAACTTTTTGTGAACATAATTGTGGGGATAATTACAGTGTTTCAACAATAACTAATAAAACTAACAAAATAAATTACGAATTTGAAACACTTTATGAAGTTAATATTTTAAAGAGATTGTCTGCATGCAACAAACTTAGTTCCGAGATAAGATTGTATATAAAAGAAGATTATCCGTTGGGTATTAAATTTAACATTTCGAATATAGGAGAAATGATTGTTATGATATGCCCGTGTGTAAAAGAATCTTATGATGATAACATTATAAACAGTTAATCTAGTGAACAAATGTATACACTAAATTACATATTATTTTTACAAAACATTTTTATTTCTTTTTATGTTTGTAAAATATAATATACAATGTCTAACAAACAAATAAAATTATTTCAACCAGCTCTTCTAGATTTTTCAGTATTAAAAATCGATGATGACGTGAAGATTGTCATATGCAATGCTCAACACAGGTTTGCAACTGATGCAGATTTTAGCGGAACTGATGTCATGAAACAGCCAATCTTCGGGTGTGAAGTATATATTAATGATAAACTATTTTTAAAATCGTCGTTTGGATTACCTTTTATACGATTTCATCAAGGATCCAGTCCAAAAATCACATATGAAAACAAAACACAATTCACGTTCAATATTCATTATCACGGACTAAATACAGTTGGTTCTGTCGATGGAACATCAATGGAAGTTGTATTTGGACCCAGCACTTTATTGGGTCCAAAAGTTACATTCCAATTTCCCGAAATTACAAATAATCAATCTTTATTATGGTTTCATAGCCACAATATGTTTGTATCTATGGAATTAATTTATGCGGGATTAGTCGGATTGTTACAAATAACAGATGATAAAACCAAATGGTTAACAGAAAGATTTGAGTACGGTAATAACCAAATATTGCTTACAGCATTAGATATGGATCTAACAAGTAAAGGAGTTCAAACATTTGAAAATTTAGTTACAGACGAAAATAGATCAAGTGTTGCCGTTGTAAATGGTACTTCTGCTGTAAATTGGTATTCTTCCGAACCAGTCGCACCATTTGTTGATAATCTTTATCACACAACAACAAAAAATTTGGTAAAAATAGATATTTTAAATGCATCATTAAATTGGCGTGTATTCCATATGGGTGTTTGTGATAAAAATAAAAATATTAAATCTTTTCATTTAGTACAAGTCGACGGTGGTTTAATGAATCCAACAAAATTAGAAATGGTTTTCGTTCCTGTGGCAGGTCGTGTTGCAATTATTGTTGATTTAGATGAATTTAGTGATAATATTGCTTATTTATTTTTTTATGATTACGATTTAACTGAGGTAGTTGATTCAGTCCCGACATTTCCGGATCAACCAATGAATACATCGATCACAGCAACTATTCCAGACTTCGGTAAAAGTAATGCTACTCCCTATCCAACTCCAATTCCAGATCCAAACCAACAAAATCAACAAGATGATTATACTAATTTGAATTATCCTGAAGTGAGTTTAATTGCTCAAACTAATCAGATATTAGAAAGTGGTAGCATTAAAGTTCCATCTGAAAAACGCATCAAGCCATTTTTAAAGATTGTCATGGAAAAATGTAAAAACAACAAACAAAATAAACAAAATAAATTATGTTTAGACGACACGATAAAACAAATTAGAAAAACTGTTTTCGGAAAGGATACATATAGAGAATGGAAAAAGATTTTGAAACAACCGGACTTTGAATATGACAACAAATTTAATTATTTATCATTCCTCAATCAAAAATATTATTATAACATACCCAAAATTGATGTAAATAATCCCACACGTAATATTTTCTTATTCCCTGAAACTGATACAAATGCCCACACAGAAGATAATATTAATGGCACCACAGAATATGTTGACGGAGCTAATCGTATAATGTGCGATTTATGGAATTCAAAAGAACTTAATTTAGATTGGGCCTTACAACAATATATAAATGCTCCCAATGATTACAAACCACCAAATCTTCCTACTTCAAAATTCAGGATTTATAAAACTAATGACGAATTTTCAAATACTGCTATGATTTCAAATGATACATTAAAAATACAAATATTTACTAATGAAATCAGTTACGGAGATCTGTCCCAACCACCTTTGGCGACCGCTACTGTTGTATTTCCACCAACTCCATCATGCCAATTATTAAATATACAAGAATGGATTGATTTAGTTAATAAAACTTTTGAACAAACTACTATTAATATTAATAATGTGCCTGTACCAATTAGTTCTATACTAACGTGTGATTGGTCATTTTTCCCATATGCTCTCGACTTTTTATACCAAAAAACGGCATACATAAAATCGGCAGTTATCAAAACTAATAATACATCAAAATATTATATTCGTTTCCTAGGACGCTGGCCATTACTACAGTTCTTCGGAAAACCATTGACCGGTAGCACGCTCGATTCTTCATCCGATTTAGTGTCACAACTTAGAGCGAAACAACAAAATACACATACAAAAATTAGAAATATGTATAATAAAACACTTTGTTCAAAAGAACAACAAAAACAACAAAAACAACAAAAACAACAACAAATTCAGAACAACTCAAATCAAAAACCAAAATTATCACCTAAAAAAAATGCTTCTGCATATATGAAATGTGATGAAGTTAGTATTTACGGAATTTATGATGCTGAAATTCAACAAATATTTCCTTTCTTTGCGACTTCTGATGGTGATGTACAATTACCAATCGCTTGCATGAGGAGAGATGCAGAACTTATAATTAGTCCGAATGAAACTTATATAGGTTTATATGATGGATATTTAAACGACAACCTAAATTCCTTCTCGGTTAATCGTGGTTCTAGTGAAATTTGGCTTTATACAAATGGAGACAATGCAGATGCACATCCGATACATTTCCATTTAACTTCGGGATTTACATCACCGCAATCAAATTATAATTCGCCCGGATTAATAAGCTATGATCATTCATACGATCCATTAATATATTCAAGAGATATATATCAAGTTGGACCACAAGAAACTGTATCATTTAATTTAACATGGCCTAATTATTCTTCGGTTGATGCAACAAAAAAACCACCTATTCGTTGCATCGGAGGTGTCATTCATTGTCATTTCCTTCAACACAATGATGCTAATAGTATGATTATACAATACTTTGTGAATAATGAATCTGATGAATCTAGTGAACAATGTGACAATGAAAATAATAAAAATAATGACAATGATACACAAATTACGACTAATCAAGCGTCAATTTGTAATTGTAAAAATTGAATATAATAAATAATTGATAATTCTAATTTATTTTACCAATATATTATCACTGTTTTAATAATATACTGTTTCATAAACCATAACTAACAATATGGATACCAACACCAATGTCAGTACCAATACCAATGTCAAGAATATGAATGTCAAAGAACGCGTCACAAACTACATGGAACTGATTAAAGATCTCGAAGCAAAAGTCAGATCGTTGCGAAACGAACTTACAGAGGTTTACGGAATTTGGGCATCAAGTGGATTGGACAACCAACATTTTGTTTGTTACTTTTACACTCAAGAGAGCGCCCAAAAAGAAGTTGATAGATGTGGCGGCAAATCAACAGATCCAGATAACAATTGGACCTGGTATTATTCTGTCAAAAAGGTTACCGATTTGAAAAACATCGATATGTTCAAACTGGATCAAGTTCCAAGCCATTTCCCATATTGTGGTTGGTAATCATCTATGTTCACAAGAAAAACGATTTTATTTATAAAAAAATAAAAAATAAGAATTACTTAGGTTCTTTTTTTGTAACCAACTAATTCATTCCTCCAATAAATTTGACTAAATTGACCTTGCATCTTGTACGGTAGGGTATCATACTGATTGATTGTTATTTCTGTTCCCAATGGTGCATCCTTAATTTTTTTAATGGTCTGGTTGGTAAATCTGTATCCCTGCTTGGATAATCCGTAATAGGCTTTACGATGCAAATTTCTTGCAATAAAGGATTGAGCCGCAAAACGAATAGTATTAATTGTACTGACCGGACTGATACGACTAAAAAGTGAGAACATTTGTTTTATACTATGTAAGTGTTAATTACTAAAGAGTTGGGTAAGTATCAAAAATAAATGAATTGTATATATTGTTCAAATATCAATTTTTATATGGAAAAAATGATTTTGAAATATATATTGATTTGAAATTAGTTATATTCACTGAAGAGTCGGAATAACATTGTTCACATACGTCGATGTATTATAGTAAGCAAGATATCCTGTAAAAAAAATCACTGGATATAGTAATTTGGCGAGAAGAGACGGATATATATTTATGTTTATCATAACAACATTATTTAAAAATGTATATGTGACAGTTTCTTTGCCAAATATTGATAAATCATTAGAAAATTTAATTGTTCTATTAATTTTGTCATTAACCATAATACCGTGAGTTTTGAATCCACTGGGATAAAATTTTTCAATTAAATCATATTCAATAGTATCTTTAGTTGGTGTCGTAGTAATTTTAGTTGCAGTTATTTCTTTAATGAATGGTACAACTTGTTTTAATGTTTGAAGATCTGCTGTTTTTTGATAAAAATCATTTACTTTATCAGTTGAGTCAAAATCTTTTTCAATAAAGAAATTATGCCAAGAAAAGAAATTTTTATAAAACCAAGGAAAGAATTCTACAACTGGGTTCATTTATATAATATACAACATATAAATATTATTGATAGGTGGGTAAGAACTAATCAATAAATTATTTTGAATAAATGACATGAACATATAATGTTAATTATGATTTAAATTAGCATATTATAATAATCGAAAAATTTAAAAAATTGAATAACATAATTAATTGTATTCAATATAACAAATCGGATAATTAAACCAATATAGCTAATATAACTGATATAACTGATATAACTGATATAACTGATATAACTAATATAGCTAATAACTCGCGAGTGAACATAAAATGTTTATTATTGAATATATCAAGAAAAAGAAACAAGATCCACGAATTGCGAGAATGATCGACAAAATGTATTTTTTCGTTGGCGTCATTAATCTGCTTGTCACTGAGTACATTGTGATTGCCTACCCAGAATATTTTTGGTATTGGTTCCTTTTGATCATCCCATTTCTCATCCTGAAGAGATACACAGATTACAAATCGAATAACTGGCTGTATTTTCTGCTGGATTTTTGTTACTTTGCAAATATCCTATGCTTTGCCCAGATTTTTATGATCGTCTGCGGTAACGATTTGAGTACATACGGCAAACTATTTTTTCAAATTAATTTCATGTTCACAAATGGACCGTTGGCTTGGGCTATTGTCACATGGCGTAATAGTTTTGTATTTCATTCAGTTGACAAAATTACATCAGTCTACATCCATTTGTTTCCCGCTTTTCTTCTGTTTTGTACAAGATGGTACGGCAACTACGAAATGGACTTTAGTATGGATATAATTCCTGTTCTGGGTTGCTGTATCACACTATATTGTTTGTGGCAACTATGTTACATTTTGAAAACGGAATATTTCGATAAGGATAAATTAGATAATGATTGTACGATTCAAACAAGTCTACGATGGATGTCGAGTGATACAAAAAATTCAATGCACAAGATTCTCTTGAGAATCTTGCGTAAACTTCGTATAATGGGACCGATGGAAGAATTTGATGCCAAGACAAAAAAAACTAAATTCATCTTCGTATTGTCACAATTTCTGTTTACGCTTCTAACATTTATTCCCATCCCATTTATGTTTCAGTCGTTTGTGTTTAACTGTTTGTTCCTTGTTTTTCTTCTTTCGATTGCAATTTACAACGGAGGAAATTACTACATCGAAGTATTCAGTTCCAGATACGAACATTCTAAGGATAAGCCAATTAGTCAGAAGAATTAATTTTATTTTTTTTATATTCTTCAATCAAAGTACGTAACTGTTTTTTTGTTTCCGGAGACATTCTACCTAAATGATCGTATTTATCTTTAACAATAATATTTTTTTGCTCCAATAACAGCTTCACAATATCGACATAACCCCAATAATATGCGCATGATAATGGCGTCCCACCATGATTATTTTCTTCATTTAATGAATTAAATCCATCAGTCGAAATTATTAATTTTACAGTATCAATCCAACCACTCTGACAAGTCACTAAGAAAGGTGTAGCCCCATAATTATCCTTCTCATTCAAAGAATTAAATCCATCCGTAGTCTCGTCACCCTTGGTTGAAATTAATAATTTTGGGACATTGACGATAGGACTATGACAGGCCCAATTAAAAGGTGTGCGACCATCGTTGTCTTTTTCATTTATTGAGCTATAACCGTTAATGGAAATTAATAATTCTACAATATCAGTATGCCCATTTCGGCAAGCCATGTGAAAAGGTGAAAGTCCATCATTATCTCTTTCTTTTAATGTAGATTTATCACCGTCGGTAGTAAATCCAGGTGTCGAAATAAGTAACTTTACAATATTAATATTACCATCATTACAAGCAAAATGAAAAGCAGTACCCCCACTTGAAGTTTTATTGTTCAATGAATTAAATCCATGAGTTGATATTAATAATTTAATGATGTCAATATTACTATCAGAGCAATGATGAAGAGGTACTATACCGAAATTACTTGGTTCATTGATGGAATTAAATCCATCAGTTGATATTAGTATCTTAACAATATCAACATCAGTTTCGTCACAAGCGTAAGTAGTTTTTTTACAAACATTATTCAAAGGAGTATTTCCCTCGTTATCTTTCTCATTCAACGAGCTGAATCCATTAGTTGATATTAATAGTTCGATGATATCAATGTGACCACCTAAACAAGCAATATGAAATGGTGTTTGCCCCTGCTTATTTTTCTGGTTTAAAAATTTAACATTGAAATCAGGATTTGATAAATATTTTTTAACCAAGTTGACATTACCTTTTCTACACAGTTTATGTAGTTTGTACATTACATCAATATATTTTATCTATATTTAAGTAATTTCATGCAAAAAATGGAAAAGTTGATTTTAATATATACATTAATTTTAAATTTATATTAAGATTAATGTATTGAATGTTATGTTAAGTTTAATCGCATACGGCGCATATGACGCATCCATTTATGTATGTGAACCGGAACCGGAACAGCCAGAATTACACAAATTATGTCACAAGGGAAACATAAAGAAAATTAAGAAATATTTTCAAGATAACAATTACGATGAAATGAATATCGAAGATGGTAACGGGAAAACACCTTTTATGGTACTGTGTAGTGAAAATCATCTGGATGTTATCAAACTTTTTGTTGAATCAAAACATTTTAATTCATTGTACAAGAAAGATAATTATGAAAGGACTGCATTTTGGCATGCATGTGCAAAAGGACATTATGATGTTGTAAGATATTTAATAAAATTAACAAAAAATAAAAAAAATTTATTGAAATTGATTAACGAAAAAAATTATGATAAAGAAAGTCCATTTTATATTGCATGTGAAAGAGGTCATATCTATATTGTTGAGTTTTTGATAAAAATATATATGGATATTAATAATGATATAGAGACATTGAATGCAATTAATACTCCAGAAAAAGATGATTATACGCCACTAAATGTAGCATGTTGGGGAAATCGTACTAATATTGTAAAATATTTACTAAGTTTACCAAATATCACCACACTTAATAAACAAAATATTTATGATTATACCCCATTATATTATGCATGTCATAATAATAATATAAATATTGTTAAAGAATTATTGAAGCAAAAGGATATAATTATAGAACAAAAAATAGAGAATTCATATGATTTGAAACCAGAAACAAGAAAATTAATTATTCAATATAAAGAAAATCCAAATAAAATAAGAAAACAATTAATGTTGGAAGACAATATGGATATATATCGTTTGATCGTATTCATGTGCGATGACTATTTCGAATTAAATCACAATACTAAAAATATTAAAGGATTAAAATTTATGAAAATAGTCAAACAATTGCCTTTAGAATTACAAATGGTGTTGATACACAGAATGTCAGATTCATCGATGAATAACATATCAGGAACAATATTTAATAATAATCTAAAAAATTTTGTAAGAAAATACGTGACAAATATTAAATAATAGTTTATTTATTAGATGTCGATAGTATAAAATTTATTTGATGAATCAATATTTAGTTCATTATCATTTTCAGTAACAGAACGAATTTCATAACTGCAAGTATTATAATCATATGTATAAACATCTGGACAAATTACGCATAACCAATCAATAATTTTTTTATAATTATTATTACAACTCATTATGAAAGCTTCATGATTTTGCGTAAATATATTGATTTTATTTCCTTCTTTAATTGATTTTTCATATAAATATTTAGCACAACAAATATTACCATTTTTACAACATGAGATAAATGGTTCTTCATCATTATGATGTAAATTAATAGGTTTGTTTTCTTCAATGGATAAATTGTATATTAAATCAATGATTTTTTTCGACTCATACGAAAAAAATGAATGAAAAAATTTACATAATTCATTAAAACTAATTTGCAAATCGATTTCATTTTTCATTGAATTATATAATAATTTAATTGTGTTCGCTATTTTTTCATCAATTTTGTGATAAACACAAAATTTACAACATTCAACAAAAACCAAATTTATATCTAAATGATGGCCAAAAAGACTTTCTTGATATGTATAATCAGTTAAAAAATCTCGATTAATTTGTTTGTTTTGCGAATAAAGAGTCGTTAAATATCCAGCGAAAGAAATATAACCATAATTAAACGATTTAATCAATAATTCATAGAAATTGTCGTTAATAAATTTATTTTGTTCATCATTGAATTCTACTTCATGATAAAACATAAGATCATGATACAAATAAATAGTTTTCGAATCAATAACTTTACTCATATTAAACTTAATTGTATTATGATATGTATTATAACATGTAATAAACAATAAATATATCGCAGTAAAATAAAATAAATCAATTTTTATTTATAATAATAAAAACAAACAAAAACAAACAAAAAATAAAATTAATTTTGTATAATAATCGAAAAATTCCAGAAGAGACGAGGCGACTACTTAGATTAAATGACGAACCTATTTTGGAACAATTATGTTAATCAATATCTCATTATTTAGATAATTGGTCTATGTGAGATGCGCACAATAGCGATGTTGGCGTCGGTGTAATATATGTTTTATTTTTTTCTTCATCATACAATTTTTTGTGAGAAAATGATTTATCCATAGTGTAAAATGATCCAATGAAAGTATTCAAAATTGTAAAAATGTAAGAAACGTAAAAAGCAACATAAACGTAATAAACATCGGGACATTGTTGATTATTTTCTGAAAGGATTACCCCGCCATAGATACAATATAGACAATTACAAATTATATACAGAAATATAGTGAATAAATTTGTAATAGCCGTTTGACTGTGAAAGAAAAATAATTGTATTATGTTGAAAAAAGTTATAATTGCACCTGCAACATAAAAATAATTCCTCATAGAAAGACCAAACAAGGGACTATCACCACAAGCAAACATATCAAGGAGTACACTGAAACAAAGAGTAGCAAAAATAAATGATACTAACATCATATAAATAGACATACAATAACCCTCTTGTTGTTTGTTAACTGTTTTAATTTCTTTACAACTTTTCTTATTACTATTATTCCTATTCGCAAATGAAGTTAAATGTGTTTGAGTAGTCATATCACGCGTCTGATATGTATCTTGAATCATGTCATCAGTTGCGAGAGAAATTAATTGCCCTGTATTTGATGTTCTATTATCTGGATATTTATCTGGATATTTATCCATGGGGGGAGCCGATGGATATGTATGATATGTACCTACACCAAATGATTGACTTTGTTTGTGCGTTGGCTTAATACCAAAAGTAGAAATTATATCAGGATGAAGATGATTAGAAGAAATTTGTGTATATTGTTTAGTTTCTTCATCAAAATAAAGAATATGTGAACCCATGAGTACTATTTTAAATTAAACTGGAAATTTCAATCAAATCTGATATTTAGTATTTTATTAAATTAAATTTCAATTAGAACTGACATTTACTATTATTTTCAATTTTTTAAATAATTTTATTTAACATTCAAAATAAATATTAATAAATTATAATAAATCATCTAGTTTAGGGAGTATGTTATTTGTTAAAATCTTGACATTACTATAAGGTTTACCCTTAATTATTTTTTTAATTTTTTTCATTACGTGATTTGAGCAATTGGTGCAGACAATGGCCAAAATATTATTATCTAATGGAATATCTTCTTTGAATAAAACTTCTTGCTGCATAATTTCTGGCATTTCAAATTCTGACGGAGATTTATAATTTTTTAAATAGTCTTTTATTTCTTTCAGTTTTGTATCAATATTATCATCCTCTTTATTAATAATTATACTATCTTCTGTTGGATGAACCGACCATCCTTTGTTAAATATTGCACCGTATTTATTTAATATTTTTGGATGTAATATAATAGTCGCTACACCCCACGCTACTGGCAAGTTTTTCAAATCATCAAAATAAATCAGACAATAAATATAATCTAATAGTTCCCAACCACTTAAATTTCTCATATTAGGGACATTTTTACCAGCCGTTAACTTCCCAGTTTCGAGGATTTTATAAAGATTTTTTATATTTAAAACACCGTGAATAAAATAGTAATCATCGACTGATCCACCGGTAGAATTTAATGGAAGATTAAATTCAAACGCTGGAATTAATCGCGAGTTATTAATTCCACCGGTAGAATTTAATGGAAGATTAAATTCAAACGCTGGAATTAATCGCGAGTTATTAATTCCACCGGTCAATGCTTTATATTTGTTTTTATATTTACGATATTTATATTGATAGTCTTTTGTTATCAAAGATGATAAATCTGAACTCATAGTAATATATACCCCAAAAAGAATTAAATAATTAAATAAATAAAACAAAAATGATTATTCTCAATAGCTTGAATTTTTTGAGGTTATAATATTTTATATAAATCGATATTATAAATACTATGTTATACAACGAAGAATTATTGGAATTTTTAAAAAAATATTCTGATGTAGATATTGATTTCATTCGTGAGTTCATCGAAATTCAAAATGATGATCAAGAACATTATCCTCATGCGATTAATCTTGAAACAGTAGCCAAGTGGTTGCATTCATCGAAGAAGGAATTAGCCAAAACAATAAAAAGATCCTATACAAAAAATATAGATTACATAGTTTTGCAGGGGGCATACCCCCCGCAAAAGACTGGTAGTGGCGGATATAACAAAGAACATATATTATTGACATCCGATACATTTAAGATGCTTTGTATGAGATCACACACACAATTGGCAGATAAAATTCGATATTATTATATTACATTAGAAAAATTGGTTTATTTATTCAAAGACGAGATAATAAAGAATCAACAGAAACACATCAAAATATTAGAAAATAATCAAAAGAAAGAAAAATTCCCAAATGGCGGCTTGATCTACATAGTACAGCCACAAGACGTCAGTGATCTACAATTACATAAAATTGGTAAAACTAATAACATGGACGAAAGAAAACTTGGAATTAATAATTCTCTTCCGGACAACATTAAAATACTATACACGCTAAATGTCGATGATCCGACTGCAGTAGAAACATGTATAAAAGGTATATTACATAAATACAGATATAGATCGCATAAAAAGGATTATTACAAATGTTCACTATATAAAATAATAGAATCAATACAAATATGTCTTAATGCAATAAATGATACATTTTGCGATGACTGTAAAAAAATACTCACCAAAGAATTTTCGCGAAATAAACATAGCGAAGATGTCTTTGGTTTATATTTTATTCCAAGACAAATCGGTGGCAACACAAACTATTATTATAAATATTTAAAATATGTTGTAAAATATAAACAATTAACGAAAATTGAGCCTCAAAATATAAATATGTTAACTGACAACATTTGTTCGGACGATGACTTATCATCCAATTGTGTAACTTCAGAAAATATAATTATATAAAACGAGTGGAAAAATGAATAGTTATGTGTTATAATAATCCTCCCATTTAAATCTTAAAATTTGTTTTTAACAAGTGTATTTATAATATGAGTACTACATTGTTCATAATTGTTTTAATTATTTTAATTGTTTTAATTGTTTTGATCAACAATAAAATGAATCATGAATTGTTTACGTCATCTAACAAGAACAATGACGATAAATACAACTACATTTATCTTATCAGGCATTCAGAAAAAGTTTCAAAGGATAATTTTGGGTTAAGTCCAATCGGGGTTACACACAGCAATTGTTTAATAAATTATTTTAAAAATTTCCCTTTAGGAATACCAAAGTATTCTATCACCAAAATGTCAAATAATGAAAGACCGATTCAAACTGCAAATATCATTTCAAATAAATTAAATATTGAAAATCTCAAATTGCCACAAGATTATGAATTGAAGCAAGATGCTAAAATAATTTTAGAAAAGTTAGCTGAATACGAAAATATTTTGGTCGTCTGGCAACATCATTTGCATATACCCACTTTAGCAAACATATTAGGATGTCAAACATGTAATAGTTGGAGTAGTAATCCAACGTCGGAAATAACTGATGGAAAATTATTTAATAATACTTGGGTTATGAGATATCCTAAATTAAAATCGTATTGTTTAGAAAATGTGGATCAGTACAAGGTTGAACTATTTGTTTTTGACCAGAATTTTGAAGATGAGATTTGTAAAATGGATTTCAATTATGTCTATAAAAAATATTAAATAAAATATTAAAACAGTTAGTTATTTTTCTCAAGACAATTACACAAACTCATCCAACTCATTACTTCGCCAGGTGATGCTCTATCTGTATACTTATAATTTTGCAATGTGGCAGAATATTTTAATACAGGGATTGCTTCAGGATATTTAGTTGTAACTTCATACATTATACTATTTTCATCGGAACCTCTACGATTATTCCATTCTTTAGTTTTCTCGATTTCTAGAGGAAACGAAGACTTTCCTGGTGGAATCAAACGGTTACTTGATCCTGATAAAATACCTAAAACGATAGGCAAAGCTGTTTCATAATGTTTAGCGGTAAACTCCCATTCACCATAATCGGGCTGTCTATCGACTTGATTATTTATTAATTTACACACGCCCGATAGCTGAAAATTAGAAAATTTTTCAAATCCAGGTGGTTTGGTGCACGTATTATTGTCTGATTTTTCCATTGTATAAAGATTTTAATATTAAATTATTTTGATACTAATTTATTTAAATTGAGTATTAACAAGGAATTATTTTTCAATTTTTAATAATAAAATTGAAAATAGTAACATGAAATTAGTTTATATGATAAGTTTACGCAATAACAACATTTATTATAAAGTGTTAACTAAAAAAATGGACTTGTTTCAAAAATTTATACAAAAAAAATATAATATTAATGAGGATCAATACAAAAAACTCTTCTTTGAACTCGAAAGATTTTTAGAATTGATATTAGAAAATAATGATATTTCACCCAATAATTTAGTTGACATCATTTGGCATGATTTCATATTGGAGACTGAACTATATTATAATTATTGTATCAAAAAATTCGGACGTATTGTCAACCATAGCATAATGAGAAGTAATGATTCTGATGAAGAAAAACAAGCAAGACTCAATAAAACAATTTCACTATATTACGAAAAATATAATGAAATAGATGACAATTTTTGGCGTAACGATTCGATAAACGATTCGGTTGATGAACCTGCTGAACCTGCTGAACCTGTTGAACCAGACAAATCAAATATCTCTTATTTTAGCATTCAAGTTATCGATTTATTCGGGAGAAAACGTGATGTTGAAGTGCATGACAATATGATGATTAGTCATTTAAAAAAGCAATTGAATGTTTTTGGGAAAAAATATTTAAGATACAATGAATTAACATTGAATGATGAGCAAACGATTAAGTCATGCGGAATTAATCGGGGTGCAATTTTAAAAGTTGATTCGAAAGGTAAATGTTAATAACTTGTGTTTATATTATTAAAAATTGAAAAATTAAAATTATACATAAATATTAATTTATAATAGAATATTGTATTAACAAAAAATGACTGATAGACAAGTATTTCTTAAAACTTTTGCTCAAGAGAATGCAGATGAAAGAAACAAAGATACATTGACATACCGTATTAAATTTATTCGAGAATTTTTAAACGGAACAATATTGCAACCGATTTACTCTATACAGGAAAAACCTACATATGATTGTATAGAGATCATTCGTCAGCTTAGTGGAGAACATTCATTGCATTATGTGAAAAGTGGTTCAACCGGTCACATATTTAAAGGTATATTTCTATATGGCTACACAGACAATGATGCATTTGAATATTGTATTAAAGTTGTTCCGTATTTTAAGAGCGTAGAATATAATGCGATCAACGATAAAAACAGACCTGAAAATACAGAAATTACCATGGCACATTTACTTAGCCAGTTTGTCATTACAGGACAAACCCCGCACATACTCCTACCGATAACAACATTTAATACATCAATCAATCCGTTTCTCAGTCTGGTTGACGATGATATTGTTAATGAAGAAAACGATCAGTATGTTCAGTTTTTAAATAATTATAAGTGCGGTCTATATCATGATCAAGTTTCTATTTTAATAAGTGAATGGTGTAATCATGGGAACCTTTCGGATTATTTGAATAATAACTATCAAAATATGGATGTTAATGAATGGCGTACATATTTTTTTCAAATAATTGCGACACTTGCACTTATCCAAGATAAATATCCTGGATTTAGACATAATTGTCTTAAAGCGAACGATATTCTCATGCAGAAAACTTCGAAAGATGATGATATAAAATTTTTTACATATACACTTTTTGGAAAGTCATATCGCGTACCAAATGTTGGATATAATATTAAAATGAACGATTTCGATTTTGCGTGTATTCCGGGAGTTGTCAATAGTACTAAAACTGAACTAGAGTGGACGAAAAAAATTAATGTAACAAACAGAAAAAACCATTATTATGATATTCATTATTTTTTTAATACTCTTGCATTTCGTGGGTTTTTTAAAGGAGTTGTACCAAATGAAGTTAAAGAATTCGTACAACGTGTAGTACCAGAACAATATCAGTTTAATTCTCCTAGTCGTCTCGTGAATAGACGTGGACGTATACTAAATGATGATGAATACACAACACCTATTAAACTTCTTGATGATCCTTTCTTTGATGTATTCCGTTCTGAATTACAACATAATATATCTTCAAGTGCAACCTCAAATAAGAGAAATAACACTGATTATAATAATGATTCCAATAAGAAAGTAAAAATGGATATATATTCAAATGTAACCTCTAAGAGAAATAACACTGATAACAATAATGATAATGGTCACAATAAGAAAGCAAAATCGGATGAATTGTCTTCAGAAGAATTGCACACTAGTATTAGTATGAAAAACAATACTAATAATTATATGACACAAATGTTATTGGGTGGTAGGGGGCGACTAATCGAATTTTTTAACGAAAATTATGATCCATTTTTGTTCAAGCCGACAGGATAGATTGAACAGTATTTAAATAATTAAAATAATGGAAATGTTGAATTTAAAATTTTAAGTAAAGATAAAATAACAATAAATTAGACAAATTAAATAAAATGGAAACAATCAAACACCAAATAATATTTACAAAGGAATCAGTCTCATATGATAATCATATTGCTTATATAAATATAGATGATAACATACCAGACGATGTAACTGATTTGGAAATAATTTATAATTTTGTTCTACACGGATATGCAATGACATATATTGTATTATCAATAAAACGCATAGATTTATTGAAATATAAGAATTTAAATAATGTTTTGATTCATGTGAGTAACGGTGATGTTAATTTAGACAGTGACATTCATTTTATTGATTATAAAGAACATTACCCTCATCAGCTAGTATTATTATCGCCAGAACAAACGAATATTAAATTTAAAGTACACGAAATATTTAAACAGACAGAATTTATAGAAAATTTAGCCAACAATCCTATTGAATATTACAAAAATGAGTTTGAATTCACTATTGTAAATAGAAATATTATGCAGATGTTAACTAATCCGATGAATTTAAAATATAGTAGGTAAATAATAAAACAAATATGGAATAATATAACGAACTACAAGTCGATCTCAATAAATGAAAATTACCAATTATTGACTACGATTATAAATATATCGATTTCAATTTGAGGTTTTCATTATATTAATCAATATTCAGAGCAAATCTAGGTTATATGTCTCGACATGACTAATTCATTTAATACTGTAATCTAATAATACGTGATAAAATTTGATTTAAATTTAATTTCTTTATAAATAATTCAGTACTATTATCATCAAAACTAAATGGATGTTGTAATATCAAAAAATTTTATTAAATTAATCATCAAAAAATACGAAAAAGAAATGAAGGTAAATATTAGATATAAAACACATAAATTTGTTGATTCATATCATAGTAATATCATATGCGGATTTACAAACAGTGGCAAAAACGTTGAAGAATATTTAAAAGATAAAATTAGTGAGTATGAATATTTGTCACAGTATTGTGATCGTGTTCAAGCTATTAAAGACACTTTAAATAAAAATAAAGGCTGTGGATCATTGCATCTATCAAATTTCTTAAAATTCTCTGTTCCCTTTTTTATAAAACAATGTATGGAAAGTGATTACGCATTTAATATTTATCTGGAAGAAACAGATAAATTGAATCAAGTATGTCATGATTATGGTAATTTTGGTGAAGTCATTATAGACACATCCGTTAAATCAGAAATAGATGATAAATATTATAAATTAAATCGCGAAGGTGTAAATTTATTTGCGTACATTATTTTTTCTATTGAACATTATGACGATATTGATTTATAAACCGAATAGATCATCATTGTTTCATCGCAATTATTATAATTACAACTAATGGCTTTGATATATTTGTCGTTACAGCACTAATAAAATATTAAAAAATGTGAATTATTATGTTAATTTTATTATTGTTGTATAATATAATAGGATATTATAATGACAAATAGAACAGAGTCAAACGATATAGAAACATGGTTAAATCATAATAATTTTTATGTTATACATGGAACGGAGAGTTTCGACTCATTAATAAATATATTAAAATCAGGTAAATTAAATAGAGGAATTGATACTGCTCCAAAATTTACTAAATTAGGTAAATGCGGAGGTGAAGGAAAAGGTATATATGTAAACATATATTTTGATGATGTTAAAAATATAGAAAATCTAGGAATTTTTTCATTCGCATTATTATTTCATCCCAGAGTCATGTTTAGATCAGAAGTAGAGTTTTGGCTTGGATGGGGTTATTGTGGTATGAAACCTATTAAAATGTATCCAGATGACAATATTAAAAAAATGAAAAATAATATTAAAAAAATAAAAAAAATTGTTACAGATATTAAAAACGATCCAATAGATTTTTTACCATCGATTTATCATGGTGCACCAGGTAATTTTTTACACGAAATATATCTAGACACAAAATATATACCATTAACAAATAATTTGTTGGGTATATTATGTAATCAGTATAATGAAAAATATATTAATGAAATAAAAGAAATTATTTCAATACATCCATATAAAAATGTATATATACAAAATAATTTATTATCAATGCCAGATTTCAAAGAAATAAATAAATAAATCATCTCCATCTATTCGAATCATGAACCATGTAAGAATTATTTACTGGATTGAAGGTGATGCAATGAAAATTCATTCCATAATTAAGATGTCCTGGAGGTGCGTCACCAGGAGTTCCAAATGGTATGAATCCAACACCTACTTGATTTCCAGTATAAACACTATGAATGGGTTGACCAACTGGAATTGTTACAGGCATTTGATGACCTCCATTGGGAGTATTTAGATTAAATACAGGAATATTTTTTTGTGACATTATTTTTAAAGTTTGATTGATATAATATTTTATTAAAAATAATAATCAATATATCAACATATTTTTACTTTCAATTTTTAAAAATAAAGTTTGATCATGACAAGACAATAACATCATATTATGAGCTAATTTATACCTTCAAATGACTAATTATAATATATTTTTATTGATATTTAAGCGAATATGTCCAATAAATTGAATTTTTAATTTTCTCGACATCTATTTCATTATTGGCATGATTTTTGACATGGATATATAAACATTTAAATAACAATTTGTTGTATTCATTGATTAGGTGCGTATTTTCTTGATTTAGTTCCACGAATTCATATTTTCCATTTTTCCTGTTCCATTTGTAAATTTCACAAAATTGTTCAGCAATCCAATCTGGATGACCACCATCATATCCACCAGTACAACATACAAACGGCCAATTACCTTGTTCCTGTTGATATCCGCCAAAAGTTATGACTTCATATTTATTAAAATCCAATAATAATAAATTTAATTGTATATACGTACTCAATATGCTCTTTATGTACCCCAGATGTCCCTGTCCACCATATAATACACCACCGTCCCACTTCGATGGATCATGAAGTTCAAGATCTTTGTCCGAACTCTTATCTGTTTCCGCAAATTCCTTCAAACAACGCACAAAACATTCGGCGAAATATGTAATCTTTTTATATCCTTCGGCATTTGTAATAATCTTTGATTTATCATCTGAATATTTGAACAAAATTAAAGCATCGTTCAACGCATTCCACGGAAGTTTATGTCCAAGATGATTCATTTTATTAACGAACGAACTGTTTAAACAATATACTTCCGAAACTTGAATAAAGATTGGTCAGGATGATATAATGTTCAATTTTATTATAATTATCGACAATACTAGAAAATCATATGTGCCGTTTACATCTTCAAATGACTAATCATAATACACGATCTAGGCTCGAAATCATCATATAATAAAAAATTGATTTATTTATTTCTGGATAATGATTGAATAATTATTAAAATTTAATCATAACAGATGCATGAATTACATGAATTATGTAAAAAAGGTGATATAGAATTAATAAAGAAATATATAACAAATCTGAATTCTAATACAAATTTGAATGTTAATGAAAAAGATAATCTCAGTTATACACCTTTTCATTGGGCTTGTCGTCATGGTCACATTGATGTTGTAAGATTATTAATGGTAACTCAAAACTTCAATAGTTTAAATGAGAAAAATAATTTTGGTGTATCACCGTTTCATTGGGCTTGTTCTAAAGGTCACACAGAAATAGTAGAATTATTAATAAAAATGGATGGGTTTAGTTCTTTGAATGAGAAAGATAATCATAACAATACATCGTTTTTATTGGTTTGCGAAAATGGTCATAAGGAAATAGTAGAACTGTTAATTAAAACGAATGGATTTAGTTCCTTGAATGAGAAAGATAATTTTGGTTCAACACCATTCTTATTGGCTTGTGCTAATAGCCACGAAGAAATAGTACAAGAATTACTTAAATGTCGTAATATTATTGTTCCTGATATCATCGAAACAAAAGACACAAAAATAAAAGAACTAGTTGAAAGATACAAA